GGACGGCGTAGGAGTGCCAAGCAATGGACTTGGCGTAGACGGAGACTATTACCTTAACACAAGCAACGGAGACGTTTACCTACGCTCTACGGGCACGTACAGCGTGGCTACAAACATTACCGGACCTACTGGTGCTACAGGCGCTACCGGTGCAACAGGCACAACCGGAGATACAGGCCCACAAGGTATTCAGGGCATACAAGGTATTCAAGGAGATACAGGCGCTACCGGTGCAACGGGGACAGCCGGAGCAGACGGAGCGGATGGCAGCGTGTGGCGAGACGGGACAGGCGTACCCAGCAACGGTACAGGCGTAAACGGAGACTACTACCTAGACGACGCTACCGGAAATGTGTACCTTAGGTCTACAGGCACGTACTCTATTGTGGCCAATATCCAAGGACCAACGGGACCAACGGGGGCAGCAGGAGCAGACGGAGCGGCAGGTGCTACAGGGGCGACAGGCGCAGCGGGCGCGGACGGTGCGGCAGGACTAGAGCGTTACGTATGGTCTTACAACGTGTACGATACTAGCATAGTGTCTACGCCCATTTTGGTAACCACAGGCGGCACAGTTACGGGCGTGCGGATCATTGCGGCCACAGCAGTAACGGGTAGCGAGGCGTGGGTAATCTACAAAAATGGCGTGTCCCAAACGACGCACACGCTAACCACAGGGCTAGACAAGATAAGCTTTACTGGATTGTCTGCCATTACCGTAGCGGCAGGCGACGAAATCTATATTGACCCAACATCTAGCCCAGCAACCCCAAGCACTTGGGGCAGCGTAGTAGTGGAGGTAACCGTAAGCTAATGGCTACAATTTTTTCAGGAAATTTTGACGATTCTACCAAAGTTGCGTTTGGCAATACACAGACAACCGTAGTAAACGCAATGCAAGAAACGCTACCCACGCTTACTAATGTGGATAGCAACAACTGGGACGACGTAGCAATAGTTGCGGACGGGGCAGGGGATTACCTTAGGACTAGAAGCAATACCGGCGACAACTCGCGGAAGGCGTGGGCGGTAGAGTTTGCAGACGAGACAACCGCGTTTCTTACCTATAGTGTTATGTTTGAGTCTACGGGCGGATCTAGTCACACTTCCGATGATGGTTTTGATTGGGGAGACGGCAACGCAGGAACACCTAAGACATGGAGCACGGGCGGCAAGTTACCGGGACTAGTTTTCGGTAGCCCAGGGGACAACACGGGCGGAGTATTGGCTAACGGCGCATGGTCCGGTAGGCTTATGTGGCGCGGCCAACGTAAGTCTAACGGTATTGGAGGCAGCGCGCGCGAGTCCGTAACGTTGTCACTATACTTTTACGGCGAGGAAGCAAACGGCGAAACGGGGCTAGGAGCGGCTAACACCTATTTCTTTGTGCAGGACTTTGCGGAATCGCCTACGCGGTTTGGGTCGAGTGGTTCCGATGGTACGGGCGACGGCCAATACGGGGACTCAAGGGGCATGGAACTAAAGACAGACGTTTGGTATCATCTTTGCTTGGGGTACCACGCGCCAAATAACAATACGGGCTATTTCAAGGCTTGGACTTGGGAGGACGGAGTAGACACGGCTTGGCAAGAGCAACTACACGTACCGGACATTAAGTGGCACGAGACAGGAACAGGCGGCATAGATAGGCTACTATTCCAAAACTTTTGGGGCGGCGCGACAACAGATTGGTACCCCGATAATTTGGCCTATATGCGCTACAAAAATTTTGCGGCGTTCACAACGGAATCGGAGGCCAAAGACAATTTTGGGCTTACTACTACCACGTTTGAGATTACGGCGCCAGCGGCAGCGGCTACACAGCTTGACACGCCTATTAGTGTGTCGGGCACCGCAGCGGACGATGGCGCCACAGACTATCAATTGTACGCCTACAACGAGACGCAGGCCAGCAGCATTACGGACTACGGAGTAGACGCCACGTTTACGCCAGGGACGGAAAGCTTTGCAGGTGATAGCACTATAGCTATTGGGCAAGCGGGAGACGAGATTACACTACGGGCACGGAGGCTTACGTAATGGCGATTAGTGATTGGACTTCCACACGGTACGCTGGCTCTGTCACTAACCAAACACATACCTACGGGACGGCAGCGGAAGGGGACGTTATCCTTATTACTGTTTGGCGTTCTAACGCAGGCACTTCAGGTGCCCAAAACCATGCTACGGCCAGCGGCTTTACAGAGGTAGGCCACCACGACCCAACAACTACTTGGCGCATGATCGGAACCACGCTAGCAAAGGAAGCGGGAGCTAGCGAGCCAACGAGCGTTAATCTAGATTGGACAGCCACGGATGGCGAGTCTAACCAAGTGATAACGTCCGCCATTATTCCAGCAGCGGACATTTCTTCTTTTGTCGTAGCCTTTCAAGAAAACTCTAGTACAAATTGGACTTTTCCTAGCGATTCCGGTTCGCTAGCCAATAACATACACACGGCAGCTACACAGAGGAACACAGACATAAGTTCTTTGTTGTATCCTAGTGGAGATACCAATATTACGCATAGTGTTATTAATTGGCGTAACGGCGGTATTTCGCTTTCGGGCGGTAACACAGCGGCATCTACTTTTCCTATATCTAACGCAGGCGTAGCGGCTACTATTTCATGGGACGACGCGGCCACAGGGCCAACTACTTCCGTATCTTCTTTTGCCGATGGAGCGAAGGTAACGCCAGAGGCCCTAAGCGACTTTGACGTAGCCGTATCGGGCATAACGGGCACTTGTACTTCCGTAAACTACCAACTAGTACGAGACAGCGACGGCTACTATTGGAACTTTGCAGGGAGTTGGGTTGCAGGAGTTAACACGTACGGCGCTACCGTTTCGGAGACTTCCGGCTTTACACAAAACTTTACCAATGGCCCGACTACGCTAACGGAGGGAGCAGCGTACACGCTTCAAACTCAGGCGTTAGACACGGCAGGGACTAGCGCTTTTGTCGATCGTACGTTTACCGTAGGCACTTGGGAGTACACAGACCCTATTACCGTATACGCTAACGCGCTACCAGTAGTTACAACTTGCACGGGCTTGGAAGTAGACCAAGTGCTTAACCCATTGCAACCGTTACCATCGTTTACGTTTACGACTACAGCAAGCGATAACGATATTAAGGGCGTGCATTTCAGGCTTAAAGACGTTACGGATAATACGTTTTGGAACGCTACAACGGGCGCATGGCAGGGCGGAGCGGCGTTTAACTATGGACCTACAGGCACCAATACTAGTCCATACAACTATACGTTTGAACACAACGTAGACAGCATATTGTTGCCACAGACGCTACCCATAGACCATACTTTTCAGTTAGCGGCATGGCCCAGGGACAACGTTACTACTACGTGGGGCACGGGCATAGAAGTATACAGCTTTTATACGGACGTTGCTTGGTGCCAAGCGGGCGTTGTACTACGGTCGGGCATGGTACCGTAATGGCGGGAGAAGATGCGGTATTTACGGCAGCGGTAGCGAGAGACGAGGTACGCAAAAGTCTTGCGCGCATGGAGTACCACCTAAACCGCGGGCGCAAGGGCGAGCGCGGTTGGCTACGGGAGCGCGACTTTCTAAACGCGCTTGGGCGACAGAGCAGCAAGCTTGGCGGAGGCGCAGGCACGGCCATTGGCGGAGCGCCAGGACTTGGGGAGCGGGCGCTACGGGCTATGCAGATACAGAACGCCAACGGAGCACCAAGCGCAGCAACCGGTAGGCTTAAGTCCAGTATCCTTGGCGACTTTTCCGCGGACACTATGAACGGGGCAAGGGAGTGGACGTACGACGGGCAGCAAGAGTGGATTTGGACGGCTAACGCCAGCGCGTGCCCAGCATGCCTAGACAACCACGGTAAGCGCTTCACAGGGCCATTTGTGCCAATGCACCCTAGTTGCCTATGCTTCCCACAGCAGCCGGTAGACGCAGCGGCACAAGGCGTACGGCCATTGGACACGAGACAAGTTGTGGGCACTCTAACAAAATCTAACAACCCACAGTTTCGGGCAGTGGGCCAGCAAATCCGCGCAGGGATTACGACTACCAAGGAAGCGGCAGGGAAAGCAGCGAGGCAGAGCAGCGGGGACCTAAAAAAGTGGTCACGAGCGGTAGACGACCAAGTAGACAGGGCCATAGCGGTTAACGAGGGGCGAGAAGTGCTACCACAGCCGCCCACAGGCGCTAGGAGCGCACCAAGCCAACGAGGTGGCACTACCACTACAGAAGTACCAAACTCGCCTACAACGAGCTTAGAAGGGCCACTAGGGGAACCGCCAGTAGTGGACGATTTACCGGCATTTGTGGACATCCCATCTTTTGCGCAGACGGAAGCGGCACTAGCGGCGCAGGCAGTACCAAAGGGTGGGCCAGTAAAGTGGGTTACGCAACTTTTCGACGCGCCAGACGCACAGGGTACGCCTAGGAATATAAAGCTTGGCGCTAAAAAGCATCGTAAGCAATTGGAAGCGGCGCAAGAGTCCCTAGAGGCAACGGTAGATAGTGCGGAGCTACGGGAAGTTCTAGCGGCAGCAATTGACGACTTGACGGAGCTAGAAACGAGAGCGAAGCTTAAAGCACCTAACGGCAAGTCTTACGCAGGCGTTTACGAACATTACAAGTCGCCAGTAATTAACAAGAGCGGCCAAGTAACACAGAGCGAGTTTTCGTTTCGGGCAGGCGGGCAGGCCATGCGGCTTGCAATGCGCGAGGGCAACCGGGACGAAATTTTACGATGGAACGACGACGTTAGGAAGCACGGACATCTAAAGGCGGACGCAGCACAGGCGCGCAACCGGGCAAGATTTGGGAGCGTGGAGTACGAGGACTTGGACGAGGAATACCAACGGCTACGGAAAGCCGGACCCAACAAGAAGGATTACGAGCTTTACAGGGACAGGCCAGTAGAGCATTTGGCAGGGACGTGGCTACACGAGACGGTGCACGCAGCAGACACTAAGGCTATGAACCTATGGCGCAAGAGCGCAGTAGATAACGGCATGGGCGAGAAGATGCGAGCAGTAGCGAGCGGTACGGACGAGTACGCAGCGGCGTTTAGGTACGGCAGCGAGATAGCCAGGCCAGCGGCGCAGCAGAAGGGAGCAGAGACAGTAGCGGAGCTTGTACGTATGTACTACTACGGGACGGGCAGCAAAACGCCGCCAGGACTACCGGAGCTAAGCGCGGGAGCGTGGAGGAAGCTTTACCCAGACTTTGCTAAGTGGGTAGAAGACGAGATAATTGGAGGTGGCGCGGTAAAGTGACAACAGCGAAGGAGCAAGGAGACATACTCTACGGGACGTGGAAACGGTTAGTGGCACGGCTTACAGAGGACCAAAAAGCACGCACAGGCCCAGTCGGGCCACAGGCGGAGCTAGAAGAGGAAGTAGCATTTTACGCGCAAATCCTAGGAGCTAAGGACCCATGGGCGGCAGTGATTTGGCCAGAGTACCTAAACGAGATACTTAACAACACGCAGCCGGAATGGATGGAAAGCGGGGAAGGACTAATTTTTTAGAAAAGGAGTTGACAAGCTAGGAAGTCGTGCTATAGTGGAGCTATGAACACATACCGGAAAGCACAAGACGAGTGGGCAGCAGCAGTAGAGGCAGCCAAGCCAGCATACATTTTGGAGCGTGCAGAATTGCACCTACAGGTAGAGCTTACCAAGCAGTGGGCGGACGCCTATCGCAAGGACGCGGACAAGCCATTTGCTACTAGCCTCAAGGGCAAGGCGCCACGCAACGCAGCAACCAAGGCGCTTGGCAAGGCATGGGCTAAGGCCATTCTTGCAGCGGAGAAGGAAACTACACGCCACTTTTACTTTCTTGCGGAGCTTGACGGCGTTGTAAACCCATGGGCCACAGACCCAGACTTTGGTTGGGCCAGCGAGGAACCACAGCAGGCAGCGCCAGCACCAAGCAACGTGCGGGCCAACAAGTACGGCGGCAAGTGCACCAAGTGCAACGGTTGGGTAGAGGCAGGCGAGGGAGCGCTAGCCAAGGACGCTAACGGCAAGTGGGCAGCCGATCATATCGGGGAATGCCCAGCCAAAGCACCAAAGGCCGACACGGCGCCAGCTAAGAGCACGCCAGCCGGTTTGGACCTTAGCGGAATGGTACCGGGCTACTACGCAGTGCCAAACGGCGACACACGGCTTAAGGTTGCGATTAGCCACGGCAAGAACAATTGGGAAGGCTTTACCTTTGTCAAGGACGCAGCGGAGTACGGCGCAGGCAGCCGGTACGGCATGCAAAAGCCAGGGCAGCCCTATCAAGGCAAAATCCAAACGGAGCTTGCAGCTATCCTTGCAGACCCAAAGGCGGCCATGGCAGCGTACGGCAAGCTTGTTGGCAAGTGCGGCGCATGCGGACGGACCCTAGAGGACGAGACGAGTATTGCAAACGGCATTGGGCCAATTTGCGCTACCAAGTTCTAGCCCCTAAAAACGCCAGTATACTAGAATACGAGTACAACTAACAGGCTTACCCAAGGGGGACTAACTATGGATAAGACATCCACAGACGCCACAGAAGATGCGGCAGAGGAAGTAGAGGAAGGCAGCACGGGCACAATTGCGGAAGAGGAATTTGACGCAGAGCGTGCCATGGCAACCATTAAAGCGCAACGCAAGGCGGAAGCGGAGGCTTTGGCTAAGGCCAAGGACTTGGAAGCGGAACTAGCTAAGTACAGGGAAGTGGAAAACGAGAAAGCGGAAGCGGAGAAAGCGCTAGAAGTAAAATTGGTAGAGCGCGACGAGGCCCTAAAGGCTAAGGAGCACGAAATTGCCAACCTACACGTAAAGCATAGCTTTATGGCGGAGGCGGCAACGAAGGGTATTGCAGACCCAGCGTTGGCGTTCTTGGCAGCCAAGGAACAAGGTTTACTTGGAGAATTTGACCCTAAGACGGGCGCGGTGACAGACCACGAGTGGGACGAATTGGGAGAGAGATACCCAAGCTTTCGGCCAGCGGAAGAGTCACAAGATAGAAAAACCGGAGACGCAGGCGCACGAGGTAAAGGTACCACGGCTACGCCAGCAGACCAGTTTAATAGCGCGTTTCGCGCGTCCCTTGGACGCTAGGACGCAAACTAACCAAACTAAACGGAGGACCATAAAATATGGCTAAAGTATCACGGGGAGACGTTACTAGCATTGTAGTGCCTACCCCAGTATCCGATGCAATTCTTACCGGAGTTGCAGACAACAGCATTGTGCTTGCAAACGCACGCACTAAGCCCATGAGCACCAACGCCGAGACTTTGCGTGAAGCAGAAGTTACTGGCGCTAACGCCTACTGGGTTGGCGAAGGTTCGCGCAAGCAGACCGATGCCCCTACCATGGCGCAGCTTGCATGGACTATGACGAGCGCAGAACTTGCGGTTATCATCCCGATTGACGAGAATGTAGCCAACGATGCGGAAGTGGATTTGTTCACTCTTTACAAGCCAGCTATTGAGACGGCTATTGCTAACAAGCTTGACGCAGCGGCGCTTTTCGGCAACGATGCGCCAACGGCTTGGGGCGCAGTCAACACGGGCGTGCATATCGTACCGGATGCCCTTACGGTCGGCAACGACTTTGAAGAGGACGCCACGGCCACAGACCAAGAACTTTTGGACTTGATTAGTGGAACGGGCGCAACCCCAGCAACCCCAGATGGCGCACTTGAGGCACTTGAGGCAGACTTGTACGACCCTAACGGCATTGTTGCTTACAACCGGTTTAAGTCCCGGTTGCGTAACCTTAAGGACACGGACGGGCGTTACTACTTCCAGGGTAGCAACGGCTTGCCGATTGTTCCTAGCGAGTTGTTCGGCATTCCCGTGCAGTTTGCTAGCCACGAGAAGAGCACTAACGTGTGGCAGCCGGACGAGGCGCATTTGATTATGGGCGATTGGAACCAAGCACTCGTTGGCACGCGCCAGGGTATCACCTATAAGGCGTTTGACCAGGGCGTGATTACCGATGGAGCGGGCAACGTTATTTACTCGCTTATGGAGCAGGACATGGTAGCTATGCGAGATGTCGCACGCTACGCGTTTAAGGTGTTTTGCGACGATTCCGCGGATGGCGATACGCTTGCAAGTGGAAACGACTACCCATTTGCGGTTGTTCGACCGTACACGGCTTAATCCTAAGGAGGAATAATTAACATGGCAAACGATAAAAAGGCAGGCCACGCATTGGAAGGCTTGGAGGTCACCAACAGTGGCCTTACAGCTACCGTAGGCGCGGGCCTTATTGACGGGCGAGGGGTTGCAGCAGTAGCCGCACCTATCATTACAGCAGCCACCACCACGTACCGTGGTTGGCTCATTAGCGAGGACGGCGACGGTACCTATACCACGACCATGGGAACCGACGACGTTGGAGCATCTAGCGCGCTTGCGCTTGCGGACGCGTTGCTTATTGACGTTCCCGCGGGCGGCATTGCAGTTGCTACCGGCAGCGTTAACAACACTACCACGGTTGTTATTGACTTGACTAACCGTGGCAAGACGCCAGAAGTTACGCTTGACGCAACCGTTAGCCTCTAAGGCTAACAACTAAGGCAGTACCAAGGTGGCCCAGCCCTACTAGTTGGGGTTGGGCCACAATGGTTTACAAGAGTAAGTAAGGTTTATTAGATTTGGATAAAACGACGGAGGCGCACGAGCATGGCGACATACCTAACAGCAGCAGAATTGGCACGCTTGGAGCGCCTAGCAGGGGAAGCGCACAAGAGTGCACCTAACAGGACTTTGGCGGAAGCGGACCTAGACGACGCAGCTTACCTAGCGCGCGTTGTAGACAGTAACGGCATTACGCCACAGGACGAGACAGGCACGGCTAACGCAGCGTACGTAAACACAGTGGACTTGTACCGGGCAGCTAGCATTTGTTGGTCCCAGAAGGCGGGCATCTTTGCGGAAGAGTTTGCATTTAGCGCGGATGGCGGAGCATTCCAACGCAACCAGAAATACCACATGGCAGTAGCACAGGCCAAGCGCTACGCAGACATGGCGGCAGGGTGGACGCCTATCCTACCGGCAGTGGGCCAGGAATAGACTATGGCAACGAATTACCTTAGCGACTACGACCTAGAGCAAATGCAGGGTACACAGACGGCGCACATGCCCGACACAGTTGCCATTAGCCGCATTGTAAGGGCAGCAGACGGCTTGGGAGGATTCACGACGGGGGCAAGTACCGTAGTGGACGCAGCAGCCGTATGCAGCGTCTCACACAGCACACAAGTGGAGAAAGGCGGGCAGGCAGACAGAGGGTTAGAAGTGGAGCAATGGATGGTAACTTTTCCGTGGGGTACGGACGTGCAGGACGGGGACCTACTTACCTACGGCGCTATCGTCTTGCAAGTGGTAGACGCAAAGGTTAGCAAGACGAGGGGCACGGCAGTGCGTTGCACAGCGGACGTAGTGAAAGGCGGTATCTTCTAATGGTCACAAGCCCAGCAATGCTTACGCTTAAGAACATTAACGGCCACGAGGTTATTGGCAACCTACGCAAGGTAGCGAGCAGCCTAGACGGTAACCTAATGCAGATTGCAGAAATATTGGCGGACGACATGGCGGACGCAGCATACGACCTAGTAGCTAAGGACGAGTGGGAAGTAGCCAAGAGCATACGTACGGAAAGGAAGCTAGGCGGTTGGAGCGTAATTGCGGATAGGGGAGGCGTTAGGGACGAGGTAGCGGTATACCTAGAATTGGGTACATACAAGATGGCGCCACGGCCCTATATGGTACCGGCCATGCGGCTTACCCTTGCGAGTGGTGGACTATTGAAGGCAACGAGGCAGGCGGGCGGTTTGCTTGGACAAACGGGAGGGCTTAGCTAATGAACGTTACGCAGCATTGGCAGGCGTTGTACGACGCTATACGGGCAGGGCTTGACGCAGACGGGCTAACAGGCGTAGCAATAGCGGGCGTGCATTCTAGCTACACTACAGACCCTAGCAGCGGAGGCGTTGGGCCACCATACGTTACGTACACAGTGGAGGCGCTAAGCCCTACCGGTACGTTTGGCGGAGGCCCTAACGAGGTACTAGCGGACACATGGCGCATTACAGCGCGGGCAGAGGACATGGCCGACATGCTAGCCATTACCACAGCACTTACCGACAAGTTTGCGGCGCAAGACATAGCGACCACGGCAGACGGATACGTTACGACGGCAGTGCGGTTACGAGGTACCCAGACGCTATGGGAAATGGACAGCAAGCTACACGCAATGCATATGCGTATCCTATGGGAGCGGAGCAAGTAAACGCCAGTATACTAGAACACGAGGACCCAGCAAGGCGCCATGGCAGCGCAGGCGGGCGCAACCAAACAATGGAGGAATAAACACATGGCAGCATATAGGGGAAAGGACCTTTTGGTTACTTTTAACAGCGTAGACATTTCGGGAGACGGGCGTACCGTTTCTTACGAGGAAAACGCAGACATTTTGGACGATACCACCTATGGAGCGGACAACCGTACCAAGCAAGCAGGTTTGCTTGACGGCAGCGGAAGCTTTGAGGCATTGGACCAAAGCGGCGATTGGTCTACCATTTGGGAAGCTATCGACCCAGGGACGAGCGCGACAATGGTTATCTACCCAGAAGGTAACACTTCCACTAACCGTAGCGTTACCTTTACAGCAGTAATTTCTAGTCGTTCTATCGACATTCCATACGACGGGCTTGCAACGTTTAGTATGTCGTTTGACATTAGCGGAGCGCTTACAGAGGCGCAGGTAGTTTAAGTAGTAGATCGTTAGTCCGCGCAGGATAGCAAACATCTTGCGCGGACTAGCACCAACATTGGAGGTAAGTTTGTGGCAAACGAAGGGCAAGTACGCACCGTTAAGTACGAGGACGGAGAACTACAATATGACGCAGATATGCGTATGGGGGACCTTAGGAAACTCTTTTCCGCAAGCAAGAGCGGAGATCTAGAAACTATGATGGACGCCTATAAGAGTATCATTATTGCATGGCCCTACGACGGGGACCCAAGCACGGACGAGGCTTGGGACAACATCCGCAAAAGCGAGTTTGCGAAGCTTAACGAGGCGCTTATGCAGGACCTAGGGGACGAGGGGGAAGCATAGGGCGCGCAGCAGTAGTGGCCCGGTATACGGGCAGCGGCGCGCCATACGAGGAAGTTAGGCTACAGGCATGCGAGCGCATGGGATGGACGTTTAAGGAATACGACGAAACGCCAGCCATAGATATGTATCAAGCTTTCGAGCTTTGGCGTATACAGGCAGAGAAGAAACACTAAGGCAACAATGGTCCGAGGCATTAGCCTTGGGCCATTTTGCGCCAGTATACTAGAACATGAGCGCAACCGGACAAGGCCCTACGGAGGTGAGAACCGGAACACATGGCAGTAGCAGAGGAACTTGAGCTAAAGGTACTTGCAGACACTAAGCAAGCGGAGAACAAAATAACAGGGTTGGCGAACCACGTAGATAAGAAGTCTAAGTCTATGGGCGAGAAGATGGGCGCAGCCGGAAAGAAGATGACGCTAGGCGTTACGCTTCCGATTGTTGGTGCACTTGGTGCGAGCGTTAAGGCGTTCACGGCGCAAGAGGACGCAACCAAGAAACTCAACAGCGCTTTTGAGTCTACGGGCGCAGCGTCTTGGACTTCACAAGAAGCGCTTATGGCGAACGCGGACGCGTTGCAGCAGATTACGACGCACGGCGACGAGGCTATAGAGGAAATGCAATCGGTGCTTTTGACGTTCACGCAGATTAAGGGCGAGAACTTTGACGGCGCCACTAAGTCTATTTTGGATATGAGCGACGCGCTAGGCATGGATTTGCAGTCTAGCGCTACCATGGTTGGCAAGGCGCTTAACGACCCGGTTGCGGGCATAGCGGCAATGTC